ATTTTTTATGGAGCCGGCATGAGGGGCTCGTTTTCTTTTTATAAAGGCAGTAGTTTCTCTACCGCCTTTCCAAAGATCGTTCACCACGATCTCTCCATAATACCTTCCACACATTCTTTTACGTCTTCGTCTATGACGTTTCCCGGCTTAATACATTCCTTCATGGTCTTCCGCACGCTTCTGTTTGCTTCCCTGTCGCGTTTGTCCTGCATCTTGAGGTTTTTCCTTGCGGCGTCCCCTACCATGCCATCTGTACCTGCCATGAACTCGGTCATTATGCGGCTAAACCCTGATCCGATAGCCTCCGCGATTGGCGCTGTCGCCTCACCGGCCTGGGTTGCTAAAGGCTTGGACTCTTCTGCGTATGCGAAGCCGCATAGCGTCAAAAGTACGATGGTGGATGCAACTGCTCTCATTCCCTTTCTCCGATCCTTGAAGCGAACCAGCGTTCCGCTGCTCTCCTGGTGATCGCTATCCCGCGTTGGGACTGCTCAAGTTTTGATTGGCCTCGTCGTATTCGGGGCTGGTTTGCCCGCTTTCAGGGGCGATGTTGCCGGTCACTAGCCAAAGTGCGTACTGCGGAAAAATCTGTATCACCGCCTCGATCTCGGCGTCGGTGATTCTGGCTTTCCCGTTTCGGACATTGCCCCACCGATAGCGATCAATCCCGGTCTGCTTTTCAAACCAGACGCTTGTTCGCTCCTTGTTAAACAAGGTTATAAGGCGGTCTTTTATCATGCCTAAAAATTCTACTTAGTAGATTGTACTTAGTAACAATCTGAGTGTAATGTTGCTCTACTTAGTAAGAATTACTCAGTAAGCGTGATTTTCATTATAGGGCAAAACCATGGAAGAGTCTGGAATAGTGGGGTTCACCGTCACAGGTGCTGTGGAAAAGGTCACGGACTTCCGCACCGCGCCGTTCTGCTCGCAAGCGGTCTTCGCGCAGATGCTGGGCCTGGAAGACATCACGGAAGACGTGGTGCGGGGCTGGGTGGAAACCAAGACGATCCCGACTGCCAAGATTGGCCGTCGCCGCGTGGTGAACCTGCACCGTATTCGCCGTGACCTCGACCGGGGCAAATCGATCTTCTGCCAGGGTGATTACGATGCCGAGTGATCGCCCAGTGCCGATGGAAACCTTCCAATTCTGCTTCGCGGGCATCGTCGGCAGTGTTTCCGGCAGGGTCGTGACCTGGGGCGGCCTGACTGTCGATATCCACCGGATAGAGAACGCTTGGCTTCGTCGAGCGATTGAAGACTATCGCTGTGGTCGTAGGGGGCAGAAATGAGCCATGGCCGCCAGTCCCTACTACCTGCGCCAAACCCACACCCCGGACTGCGCCTGCTCTGTGTGCTGGTCCGCAAGGCAGG